ACACAAACACACAACGCAAACTAGGATTTTTATTTGAAAAATGGCTAGAAATAGGACTGACAGTAAAGAAAGTGCAGCAGCGATAATGAAAGCTGGCTTACAGCCTGTACACGTTCCGTCAAACACTCCACTCGACAAAAGTGACCTACCTTTTTTTCACAATGTGATAAACGAATTTGCTAGAAGTCAGTGGACACAACACGCGCTAGAAATTGCCGCAATGATGGCGAGAACAATGGCTGATTTAAACACAGAACAGCAAGCGCTACGCAAAGAGGGCTATATAACAACCCGTCAAAACGGCACAAGTGTTGAAAATCCTAGAGTTAGGATCGTCAAAAGCTTGACGGGTGATTTGCTTTCATTGCGTAGATCTTTGGGGGTTAATGCGCGTGCGCGAGAAGAACAACACGTAGCCAACAAGAAAACAGCAATAGCTCAGGACATAGAGGCTAATAATCCTTTAGATGATGGGTTGCTAGCAAGGCCGCAATGACAAGGGGGCAAAAGGTCTGCAAATTCATTGAGCGCTATTGCCTTATTCCAGAAGGTGAGCATGTCGGCAAGCCTATGAAGCTTATGCCGTTTCAGCGTAAGTTTATTCTAGATGTTTATGACAACCCTACTGGAACAAGTAGAGCCTATTTATCAGTCGCAAGAAAAAACGGTAAGAGCGCTTTGATCGCTGCTATCGTGCTTGCTCACCTCGTTGGCAGTGAGGCAAAGCAGAACAGTCAAATTATATCTGGTGCAAGGTCACGGGATCAAGCGTCATTAGTTTATAAACTGGCTGAAAAAATGGTCAGGCTTAATCCTGAGCTTTTTAAAATTGTAAGAATTGTACCGTCACAAAAAACACTGTTGGGTTTAATCTGTAACGTAGAATACAGGGCAATCTCAGCTGAGGGTACTACTGCTCACGGTCTATCGCCTATCTTGGCAATCTTAGATGAACTTGGACAGGTCAGAGGAAATCAGGATAGCTTTGTTGAGGCGATTGAGACAGCGCAAGGAGCGCACGAAAAGCCCCTACTCATTGCTATCTCTACACAATCAGCAACTGACGGAGATCTATTTTCTCAGTGGCTTGATGATGCTGCAAATGCAAAAGACCCTAGGATAGTCAGCCATGTCTACAGCGCTCCAGCGGAATGTGACTTGTCAGATCGCAAGGCGTGGAAAGCAGCAAACCCAGCTTTAGGAAAATTTAGGTCTGTTGCGGATATTAAAGATTTTGCAAAGCAAGCTGAGAGATTACCAGCTAAGGCTAATAGCTTTAGGTGGTTATATCTCAATCAAAGAATAGAGGCACAAAGTCCGTTTCTTTCTAGAGCAGAATGGCAAGCTAACAGAATTGCTCCTAGTCATAGACCAGATGATATTTGCTATGCTGGTCTAGACTTGTCAGCTAGCCGTGACTTAACTGCTCTAGTTTTAGTCTTTCCTCGCGGTGAAAGTTTTGACGTTGTGCCTCACTTTTGGTTGCCAGAGGAAGGATTGCGAGACAAGTCGCAAAGCGAGAAAGTGCCATATGATCTTTGGGCGCAGCAAGGATTTTTGCATACAATTGAGGGCGCGGTAATACAGCCTGAGATTATTGCTAGGTTTGTTGCTGAGGTTGCTGAGACATATGATCTTAAACTGCTAGCGTTTGATCGCTGGCGAATAAATGATTTCAAGCGTGAGCTTGATGCAATCGGTGCTGATATTCCTATGGCTTCACACGGTCAGGGTTTTAGAGATATGTCACCAGCAATCGAAAAGCTTGAGCGTCTAGTTGTTGATCGAAAGCTTAATCACGGTGATCACCCTATTTTGAATATGTGTGCAAGTGGCGCTGTCGCTACCTCTGACCCAGCTGGAAATAGGAAACTTCATAAAGCAAAGAGCTATTCAAAAATAGACGGGCTTGTTGCTCTGGCAATGGCGCTTGGCGGTATTGGAAAAGATGAACAATTACAACAGGTTAGCGCTTGGGATGACCCTAATTTTAAACTGGCGGTGTAGATATGGGAATATTTGACAGCTTTAAAAAAGTAGAAGCTAGAACTTTAGAAAATCCAAATACGCCTTTTACTGGAAATAATTTTTTCGATTTAATTGGTTTTGGAAATACAAACTCAACCGCTGGCGTTGATGTAACCATAGACAATGCGCTGGGTGTTCCGTCAATTTGGGCAGCTGTTAATTTTATCTCTGGCACTTTAGCTAGTTTGCCTCTTGAGGTTTTCGACAGTGGTGAAAAAGTTACAACGGGAATAGGCGCGTGGATGAATCGCGCTGTAAATCCTACTACTTCTAGTTTTCATTGGCGCAAGTATTCTTTTGAGCAAGTGCTAACGGGTGGTAGATCTGTGACATTAATAGTTCGTAATGGGCGAAACGATGTCACTGATTTAGTTTCTATAGATCCAGCTGATATAACTGTACTTGAGACTAAGGATGAAAACGGTTTTTTAAGTCGCGGCTACAGGACAACATCACAAACTTACTCAGCTGATGAGGTGCTTGATTTTACCTATATGACTAAGCACAACAATCTAGATATTCGCTCCCCTATAATTACCAACAAGGACATTGTTGGTTTGGCAATCGCAGCGACTACATACGGATCAAAAGCTTTTCAAAGTGGCGGTATTCCCCCCATGTCGTTACAGGGAAGCTTTCAAAGTGGAGCAGCTGCACAAAGAGCTTCCGAAGATGTTGCAGCGGCAACGGCAAAACTAGCAAAAGAAGGTAGGCAAGTCTTAGCCCTACCAGCTGGGCACGAATTAAAGGCGGTTGGCTTTAGTCCATCTGAAATGCAACTGATTGAACTACAGAGATTTTTACTTGAGCAGATTGCACGTATCTACAGCCTACCGCCAGTATTTCTACAAGATTTAAGCAATGGCACATTTAGCAATAATGAGCAGCAAGATCTGCACTTTGTTAAGCACACGCTCAGGCGCTGGATTGAGCAGACAGAACAGGAAATGAATCTCAAGCTTTTTGGGCGCGAGAGTAGCATGGAAGTACGCTACAATGTCGATAGCTTATTACGCGGTGATCTTAAAACACGGATGGAAGCACACGCGGCAGCAATTCAGAACGCTGTTAAAACACCTAATGAAGTTCGTGAGATTGAAGGTTTAGCTGCAAAGCCTAGCGGTGATGATTTGCTAATCCAAGGCGCAACAATACCGATAGCTACACAGTCAGTAAATTTTGATGGTTAAGCCTACCGCTGGAATGCGTGAGGAAGCAAGGCGCGGTCTGGAATGGCGTCGAGAGTTTGGAAGAGGCGGTACGGCTGTAGGCGTAGCTAGAGCGCGAGATATTGCAAACAATAAGGATCTTTCTCTGAGCACAATTCGGAGAATGAAAAGCTACTTTGCGAGACACGAAGTAGACAAACAGGGTGAGGGATTTTCACGGGGTGAAAAAGGCTATCCCTCAGCTGGACGTATAGCATGGGCGTTATGGGGTGGAAACGCTGGGAAAGCTTTCGCAAACAGATACTCAGACAGTGAGGAAAATAAAAGCATGGAAGATAGAGCAGCACCAGACGGAGTTAAAGTCGGAGATTTTGTCAGCTGGAATAGCAGCGGTGGCAGAGCTTACGGTAAAGTAAGGCGCATAGTTAGAGACGGTACGCTAAACGTGCCTGACACTGATTTTACACTTAACGCGACAGAAGATGATCCAGCAGCGTTAATAATGCTTTATCGTGAGGGTGAAGAAGGTTACGCACCTACTGGTCAGCTTGTCGGTCACAAGTTTTCAACACTTACGGTTGTCGCTGAAAGATTAGACGATGAAGATGTTGAAGAAAGTATGCACGGCAAGAAAAAGAAAAAGCATAAAAACAAATACAGGGAGTCGCGCCCATCATCTAGCCTAGAGGTTAGAGAGGCTGAGGACGGAACTGTAGCGGTGGAAGGTTATGCAGCAGTCTTTGATAGCCCCACGGTAATAGCTGGCAAGTGGCAAGAGCAGATTGCTAGAGGCGCATTTACTGAAGCTGTAGACCGTGACGATGTTGTTTTTCTAATTAATCACACTGGTTTGCCATTAGCTCGTACCCGTAGCGGTACGCTAGAATTATCTGAAGATGAAAGAGGTCTTAAAGTTAGGGCTAATCTTGATCCTTCTGATCCCGATGTTCGGTCAATACTCCCTAAAATGAAAAGGGGTGACTTGGACAAAATGTCGTTTGCTTTCGTACCAACACAGCAAGATTGGAACGATGAAGGT